GTGTTCGATCATGAACCCACTATCGAGACTTGTAGCTGAATTGTTCGCTGCGATACCAAAAATTCTATCTTCGATGGTCACAGAAGTTGATGAAATAATCGTATTATTACCACTGAGTGTGATATTCCCCAAGAACTCCGCCTCGGCTGCGGAAATAACATATTTCCCTGTATCTGTGACATACACTGGAGACTTCTCGAAAAAACCATCAGTGCCTACCATTGGTAAATACTTATTGATTGGATCTATGAGACCTGTCACAGAAATGTTCGAACCTACCTGAAGGTTTGAGGTGGTCACCAAACCCGTGGTCACGTTCTTGAATTCTATGACATTCGAAACCACATTCCCAGCTGCGGAAACTTGTTCGAACGTTTGAAGTTGGGTCAATAAATTAGAAGGTTCAATCTTTTTGAAATCATTATTAACAGTATTCACATATACCCAATTGATTTCAGATTCATCTAGAACCACTTGAGCATTTGGGACATCGTTCGCGCGACCGATACCGGTGACGAAAACACCACCGTTACTCGCATGTATTTTCGTGACCACGCCGACGTTCTGGATGAGGTCGTTATTATATGGTTTGACATTAGACAAACCACCTGGGACAGTGTTACTCACATATACAGTTTCACCCGTTAAGAATGTATCTGTGACAACACTGAGAGCCTTACCGTACGCGACTGCCGTACCCTCCTGACCCGGTGTGAGGAGCTGATTTGAGAGACCGATACAAGGCATCGTAGATGGATCATCCGATTTCGCGAGACCGACGTTCAGTATGTTTGAATTGTGGGTCCCTTTGACATAGACAGCATCACCCACCTCGATGTTTACCCCGTTGAGATCGTTTCGGATTTTGATATAGGTGTGCAACGGATACTCGTTGATCCAATCAGAACCGTCATACACGAGCGTGTGATCAGGAAGAATTGAAGTAATAGAAACATTCGCCAATTGGTTCAACTTGACTTCAACATTGGAGGTGAGGTCGGTCGTCAAAGCGGTCGTAGGGTTTGTAAATTGAATTGTGTTGGATGTTGTGTTCCCATGGTCAGAAACGACTTGGAGAGTGACATTCGAAAGGAGACCACCGTCACCGAAATAGGTCAAAGCTTGGATATTCGATGAGACGTACACGTTCCCTTCGACGTGGAGTTCTGTGGATGGGGTCAAAGTCTTGATACCGACCCTGTTTTCTGTAGAGTCGACATAGAGTGTGTTCGTATCCACCGTGAAATCATTCGCGACCGACCCCGAAACCGCCGTGAGTGCACCCACGTTGGATGTTCCGTGAACATCGAGGAGGTACGCGGGTGCTTTCGTCCCGAGACCCACGCGACTTGTCTCGGTATCCACGTGGAGTGTATCCGTATCAACCGTCAAATTGGAAGAGACATACACATTACCTACAACATGTAAATTAGCATCAGGGTTCTTGGTCTCAATACCAACTGAGTGTGTCAGTGCATCTACATGGAACGTATCATCATCAACAGTTAAATTTGAAGAGACATACACATTGCCAACCACATGGAGGTTCGCGTCAGGAGTCTTGGTCTCGACTCCGACACTATGTGTCGTCGCATCCACATGGAGTGTATTATCATCAACTGTCAAGTTTGAAGAAACATAGACATTACCTACAACATGTAAATTAGCATCTGGGCTCTTGGTCTCGACTCCGACACTATGTGTCGTCGCATCCACATGGAGTGTGTCATCATCAACGGTCAAGTTTGAAGAAACATAGACATTACCCACAACATGAAGATTTGCATCGGGGCTCTTGGTCTCAATACCAACGGAGTGTGTCGTCGCATCCACATGGAGTGTATTATCATCTACAGTTAGGTTTGAAGAAACATACACATTCCCAACCACATGGAGTTTAGCATCGGGTACTTTCGTCCCGAGACCCACGGATTGTGTACTCGCTTCGACGTGTAGCGCATCTGTAGCCACGGTAAGGTCGTCGGACATGTAGACATTACCGACTACATGAAGTTCGGCATCGGGGTTCTTTGTTTTGATCCCAACGCGTTCAGTTCCAGCTTCAACATGAAGGGTATTTGTCGCGACGGTTAAATCATCGGACACATACACATTACCAACAACGTGTAAATTAGCATCAGGGTTCACTGTTCCAAGTCCTATGGACTTGTACTCCGCATCAACATGAAGGGTATTTATCGCGACGGTCAAATCATCAGAAACATAGACATTACCAACAACATGTAAATTAGCATCGGGATCCTTGGTTTCAATTCCTACAGAGTGTGCAGTCGCATCCACATGTAGAGTATCTTCATCCACAGTTAAGTTTGAGCTCACATAGACATTACCCACAATATGAAGGTTCGCATCTGGGTCCTTGGTTTCAATCCCTACAGAGTGTGTCAATGCATCCACATGTAGAGTATCTTCATCAACGGTCAAATTACTGGAAACATAGACGTTACCAACAACATGTAAATTAGCATCGGGGTCCTTGGTCTCAATTCCTACAGAGTGTGTCAATGCATCCACATGGAACGTGTCATCATCAACGGTCAAATTCGAAGAAACATAGACATTACCAACAACATGTAAATTGGCATCCGGATCCTTAGTCTCAATTCCTACAGAGTGCGCAGTCGCATCCACATGTAGAGTATCTTCATCAACGGTCAAATTGCTGGAAACATAGACATTACCAACAACGTGTAAATTGGCATCGGGGTTCTTGGTCTCAATACCAACGGAGTGCGCAGTCGCATCCACGTGTAGAGTATCTTCATCAACGGTCAAATTCGAAGACACATACACATTCCCACCAACATGAAGTTCCGCATGGGGATCTATCACTTTGATACCGATTTTGTTCCCCACAGAAAGAATATCTGTCGTGTGTGTATTTCCAGTCACATACAGAATATTAGAACCAAATTCATCCACGAAAAGGTTTGACCCGACATCCAATGTGTGGGTCGGGGTCGCATTCAAAATACCTACATTGGATTCTGTGAGGACTCTGCCGTATACTCGAACATCGAGTGTTTCATTTGTGTTTGGAACAATCACCGAACCATATGAACTACTGTCCGTGTATGCGAGTACGAGTTCATCCGAGCCTTCCCGAAATCCCATGGCGACATTCGACAATGGGCGATACATGATGATACCGAGATCTGAGGAGACGTTATATTTTCCAAGTTCTATGATTGGATCTTTTACAACAGTGTTTACAGTATTCACTGTCGTGAGCGCTCCATTCACAGTCATGTTCCCATCCACCACTAAATTATCTTGTATGTATGTGTTTCCTAACACAGTGAGAAGGTTTGAACCTTCAATGTCTATATTAAATGTCGAACCTACATCGAGTGTGTGAATGGGGGACCCATTAGCTACACCAACATTGGAGAGAGTCGTGACAGAAGTAATCGCGTTATTGAACGAGACTGTATTTGCGGTAACATTACCGTTAATCACAGCAGCTTCGAGTGTAAAATTGAGAATATCTTCAGCAATAGCCCCCGAGTCCATCACTTCTTTCGTGATTTGATTATACGCCAATACCGTGATATTCCGGTCTGAGAGATCTGTACGTAGACGTAGGGGTGTCATATACACAGAATCCGAAAAGGGTACATCAATCTGTGTGTCACTCGCGTTGAACACGATCGTATTTTCCGCCTGGTCATCGGTACAGTTTTTACCGAACCTAATCTTGGTGGAACGTTCCACTGTCGGCAAGTTCTTGACCATTTAATATAGAATGTCATTTTAATTTGCGTACAAGAGACCAGCCATACCGTTCTCGATACGGAGGATGTTATAGTTGACCGCATAAATCGGATCGTTGATAGGTAAATCTTCGCTCATAATCTTCGCTGAAGAAAGACGGCTGAAATTAAGAGTCCCCGTGGGTTGAAGAGAGCTCGTAGAGAGACAAAATGGATACAAGAAAAAATCGGGAGAAGCTACAAAGTTTGTGTGATAATAGCTCATTACATCTATGAAATGTGGTTTTCCCCATCTATAATTACTCACATCAAGACCGTTGATATTCAATTTAATCTTATTCGTAGGGGATGTGAGGGCACCGTCCGTTGTCGTATCCGATGATGCGAGATACTTCACTGGATGGTTAAACGTGAGTTCTTGAACGATAGAGTTCGAGGGGATGTTTTTCTGTACTTGGGTAATTAAGAGATCGTGCTTACGAGAGGCGATGTTTCCACGTTCTTCGTTATCGAGGTAATAGTAATTGGCGAAACATTCAACGTTGTAATTGGATGCAGTCGTCGCCCAATAAATGCGGAGCTCTACATTATGATAGTTCAAGGCTACGAGTGGTAAAGCACATTGAGGCCCCTCACAAAAGAAGAAACGGAGAGGATAAAAATAAGATCTAGCGCTCACACCTGGGTGTGTACCTTGAGCACTCCTAGATACGTTTTGGGCGAACGTATCGATGGCAATCTTCTCTGTAAAGGTTGAATCTTGTGTGTCGACCACAGACCCCCCTATCAGAAGCTCCACTTTATCGATGATGGACCCCCAATTGGATGTATCAAGAGCCTGTGTGGTATCGTCGATGGTAAAATAGGCATAGCCTAGAAGGTCACCAGATCGTTCGAATTGAATACTGGACATAGAATTGTTTTTCACTGCTCCATGGATGGTTTGTTTTTCAATGGACTGTGAAAAATTAGCATGTCGCTTGAATGTTGAACTGAAGAAAGATATTTCAGGATTACCCGTGATGTACATATCCTGGGCACCTATAGCAATCAATTGAACAACACCTGCAGACATGGTATACTACTTTAACGGGAGAAAAATTACATATTACCTTTCATACACATAAATCGGAGGACTAAAATATTTTTATCTGTGGCGGTCGCACGGGTAATCGTATTACCATCTTGGTTACGGATAGTAACTGCGAAACGATCTAAACGACGAATTGGGTCTATATACTGGGTGAAAATTGGATATTCATCCTTAAATTTGATTACATCAGAGGCATCAGAGACGATACTCGCAAATGAACCTCTAAGAACGCTCATAGAAGCCTGACCGGTGAGTACATTAGAGGCGCGATCAGAAAAGATAGAATCGAGTTCGTCTATAGAGACGTAACAATGTTCTGTAGCGGAAGTTGTCCGGATACGAGCACACACTAACTTAGCCTGGACAACATTTTTCAGTGGCTGTTGAAGGAAACAAGTAAAAGTGTTCGCACTACTTTGACCAATCGAATCAATGGTAATAGTATGATATTCGTAGTTGAGATCTGGGGTCGCCATTTATAGTTAGCTTAGATTAAAGATCCACCAATTCCATCTTCGATGGCGTATCCAGCGTGTTCACTGACTAGCTGCTGGGCACCACAGATACCACCGGGGGTGAGACCAGTGGTGTAAGCACTACCCTTCTTACCTTGACCCGGGGCACATTCAATCCTGTTCTCAAGATTAAACATAGACTTTTCGTTCACAGTCTTGATAATAATAGGCATGGGCTGGTAGTTGCTGATATTCTTGTTGGCACTCAGGGCAAAAATGATCACCAACAAAATGGCGATGGACATGAGGGCGGTGCGGTTCTGCTGGTTAAGCTTAAACATTTATAATAGACCAATATATTTTTCTAAACTGCGTTAAAGGTATTTTTTTAGTTTCCATATAGAGAGTAGATGGACGAAGAAATTGTAATCGATCGGGGATCCACACATGTGATGAAATTAGATGCAGATGAACAGGCCCTGATGGATGAGATTGAAATATCTGCTCCCCGTCCTCAGCGTGTTCCACGACCCACGAACCATATGTCCAGACCCACACCCCAGATGCAACAAGAAGCTATGGATGCTTTCGCGAACCCCAATAAGCAGAATACTCCCGCCCCTCCGGGTGATGAGGAGGAGATTGATTATGGTGAGGATGAACCAACATTTTTCGATGATGACATGAACATGGGTTCTGGTCAGCAGGAGGAACAGCCTTCAAAGGGCTACGGTTCCATCGATGAAGAGAAGGCAGATTTGATTAATAAACTTGGGCGTTTAGAGAAGAAGGGGTTTGCCGTGAATAAACGCCTGAATGCCTATTCAAATGTTGATGAACTTCGTTCGGAAGTAAAGAGGATCACATACAGTATAGATGTTGAACAATCTGTACGCTTTTCTCGGAGGATGCTCGTCGCCTGTGTAACCGGTCTCGAGTTTTTGAACAAGAGGTACAACCCCTTCGAGGTCCAGTTGGAGGGGTGGTCTGAATCAGTGATGGAAAATGTGGATGACTATGATGGTGTGTTTGAGGAACTCTATGTGAAGTACCGATCCAAGGTGAACATCGCCCCAGAGGTCAAGCTGATTATGATGCTCGGTGGCTCTGCTATGATGTTCCATCTTACCAATAGTATGTTCAAATCTGTGATGCCCAATATGAACGATGTCATGAAGCAGAACCCCGATCTCATCAAGAGTATGATGAGTGCTGTTCAAAACACAACTCGCAATACGGGTGGTCCAGCGGTTGATGCACCTGTGGGTGGTTCGGGGCAATACGAGATGCAGGGTCCTGGACTCGACATTTCAAGTCTCATGGGTGGGATTTCTATGCCACCCCCACCCCCAATGAACACTAACTTGGGAACACAGGGTACCATCCGTGAGGAGGATGACGATGATGATGTTTCCGATATTATGTCCATTTCCGGTGATTCAACTGGGGGTGAGCTCAGACAAGTAAATGTTAACTCTTCTAAACCCAAAAGGACGAGACGAAAGAAGAAGACTGAAATTAATCTCTAAATATATATAAATGATAGCGTACTGTCCACTGGAGGAACTGAATCCTCCAGTCAAACAGCAAAAGCCAATCGTGGAACTCGAAGTCGAGGAAGATAAACCAACGATTGGCCGTGAAGAAACTGAACTCAATTATGTCGTCATGGCTTTCATTGTCGGCGTGATTGCTCTAGCCGTCTCTGATTCCATCAGGGCATAATTACTTTTTTATCTACCGCAGGGTTTTCCCTTGTAGTAAATTTAATATGTGTACTCGAAACCTGAACCACCCAGATTCGTGTTACCACCACCTCCGTTATCTAAGGTCACACTAGTACTGTTACCTATGTTATGTGTAAAGTGTTTTACTCCACCACCAACCCCAGATACAACTTCCACGAAAATATCATATGTGTAGTTTCTACCAGTTTGACCGGTCGACACACCACTCGGATAAAATTTCCCGTCGGTGATGTATGGTGCGATCTGTACTGAGCGTGTCCCTGTCACCACAGTGGAACTCCATGGATACAAATTCAGACCACTGAACATATTTTTAGTACCAATAGCTATGTCAACATTCGGGGCTGTTCCGTCGTGTGTACCACCTTGTACTTCAAGTATCATGGTACTTACGTTGTCGACATCACTCGTCTCTCTCAATTGAGCGACAATCTTAGCGTAAAATGTTTGGGGTTGGAAGGTTATTTGTACATCTTGACCATTAGTCGTCACGATTGAAAAGGTTTTAGAATATCTCTTACATGCGACTTCATTCGAACCTGAGATAAAGCCACCACCGACATGAAGTGCTGTGTTCGCGGTTGCCTCACCGAGATCGACGGCGACTTGGTTACCCAGATCGATCTTACCATCGATCGAGAGATCACCCACGATTTCCAAGTTACTGTTTATGATCATCTCATTCGAATATGGGTCGATATACACGTTACCTGAAACGTCACCGTAAATACTGGAGACACCCCCAGTTGTTTTAAATTCTAAGATGGCATTACTCGTTGGATGTTCGATGCGAGTTGTACCACCGTATACTGTAAAGTGTTCACTCGGGTTTACAGTTCCGATACCCACATTACCAGAATCAATTATATGAATACCATCAACTTCAACGCTATTTTTGACCGCACCTAAGACTGTGCCATGTATTGAGTGCTGTGTGTTACTGAAACCCCTCACATACCCTCCATAGTTATCGTTTGTATTCAAACTGACACCTATTTTGTTATTGGTTCCCGGACTTTGTAATTTAAGAACATCTATGTCTGTTGTGACACCGGAGTAGATGTGCACATTTGTATCCGGGGCGTTGGTCCCTATCCCCACGAGTCCTGTATTCTTAATTCGTATAGCTTCAGTCGCGTTTAATTCAGACGTACCAACTGTAGCTTTATTTTGAAATCTCATATCAACAGTTCCAATGGTCTCAAAACGAGCACCATCACTTAAAGCGAAGATGTCTAGGTTACCGAAATTGACTTTTTGACCACCAGCGAATTCGATACCACCATTTACAAACAACTGTGTTGTCGCGGTTTGTTGGATTTTACTTTCGTCAGATGTTCCTATCAAAACCTTACCCTGCGCAGATAAGAACATAGTCGGCTTAAGTAAACTTGAAGTACCAGCTTCCATAGCGACCTTAGCTGCTTCATTCAATTCAGGTTCACTATACGTCTGAAATACTTGTTGCGATCCAACAAATCGTAGTTGATCTGGGCCAGCAGCACCGGGACCTTCATTACCTTTAAAAATTAACAGTTCTGATATGTCTGTACTAACCAGTCGTTCTTTGATAAAAGTATTACTAAATCCATCAGAAACTAGCCCACCAAAATAGAGTTCGTTACCAATCACAACATTACCATTTACTTCCAATTTAGCCCTAGGTGCGTCTGTACCAATTCCCATATTACCAAAAGTACCATCAATAAAGATCCGACTTGTCGTTGAATCATTAATCACATCAGGATTTTTAGTAAGTCTGAAGTCGCCATCAGTTCCTGTTATACCCATAGAATAGCCGCGAAGATTACCATTGTCAGCTTGAATAAACGAAGCAAACGAGTTTGAACTTGTACTATCAGCCCTCATAGCTACGATGGCGTCATCTGCGATATCACCAATCTTTTCACTATGTACGAGAAGACCGTTAGTTACCGAATTTCCTATTCCAGTTGTGATGATTTCTAAATGTGACGCTGGTGTTGTTGTACCAATTCCCACGCGCTTATTACTTCGCCACGTCATCACATTATTCATGGTGTTATAATTATCTCCCGCCAGAGAGAGATTCAATTGAGAACGAGCTGTCCCTGAAACGGTTCCATGTTTCCCCATCTGGAAGAGACCTCGAACACCATGTTGGCCATCTATACCACCTTCACGCGTGAGTTGCATGACATTTTTGAAATCGGATGAACTCGTAATTGGTGAAGTGTTGGTAACTACCAGTGGAGTCCCGAGGTGACTCACTCCGTTTCGATTAACAACTTGATCATTAATAAAGGCTGTGCCACCAGATACATGAAAACGCCCTTGAGGTACCGAAGTACCCACACCAACATTACTCGTTTCTAAAACGGTCAGTGCTGGTGTACCCATGGAGGCGGTCGTACTCGCAAAAAAGTTGATACCTTTACCACTCCCAACGATATTTTCGATTCGAGTTTCTTTCGTCACCGGACTCGTGAATATCTTCATATTTGTCTCTGTATTACCAAATATGGCCGCGTTACTACCATTGATTTTGAGATTACCATCAATGGTTAAATGTTCACTGGGTTCTGTATTAGATATACCAACATATCCATTAGATGCTATGCGTATTCTCTCAGTATTTTTGGTAAAGAATCGGATATTTTGACCACTGGCTGAAGTTTTAGCGCCATATATCTCAATCGCACTTATGTTTGCCGTGAGTGGTCCAGATTTGAGCACTACAGCATTTGAAACGGAGTCACCATCATCTGTATCGGCGTGAACGAGCACGTTCGCGGTAGACGTAATTCCTGAATCACCTTCAACCTCGATGAAATCTTGTACACGAATAGATTGCGTGATGAGACGATTTGTCACTGTATTACCTAGAATTGTTAAGGTATTCGCCGCGTTGGGAGATGTGTTTATGAAAAATTCATCACCAACTGAGAATGTATCAGTTGGATTTGTGTTAGCTATACCCGTCGGTGTGTTACCAGTTGTTTGAATACTATGGGCTTGAATAGTGGATGTCACCACCATCGGTATCGCCGCATCTGCATCTAATGTGATGAGACTACCCACAGTGAGTCCGTCATCACCTATTCTCATACCCTTAAAATACCCATATCCATTGGCATGTAAAACATTCGCAGATGATGTTGCGGTATCATTTATGTATACATTCGAACCTACGGAAAGACTATAATCTGGTGACGTGTTGGCTATACCCACATTATTTTGTGTGTATAATTCTCCAAAAATATGAAGATTCGTTGTAGTCGCTGGATCGATCGTAAAGTTTTGGTCGAGAGGTCCACCGAATGTACGACCTAATTTCATAGTGTCGTCACTTTGCGTGTACCCGAAAAACACATTAGCGTCTCCAGCCTTTTGAACCATTAATGTAGCCATATCATACGTTCCGTCATTTCCGGAGAATGCACCAAGATTCGCGGGGTCGGTGGCCATTTGAATGACGGCATTTGATATGACAAGACTGTTCACTTGTAAATAATCTGGAATTTCTGTAATTGCGAGATTACCACTAATACTTACATTACCTGTAATTTGGAGTTCTCCATTTTCTATTACAACATTACCATTTTTGAATGTGGCGACATCAGAACCAGGATTAGATTCTGTACCCACTGTTAACGATGTTCCTACAGTCGCGTTTGTTGTAAAGGTATTACCGGTAACATGTAGAACATTTGAATCACTGTTATTTATCTTGATTTTATCTGCTAATTCAAGTTGATTTGTTAATATCAGATTATATGTGAGAACGTTACCGTTAACTGTGACGAGATCACGATTACCGACACCTATAAAAAATTCTTGGTTATCACCAACTTGAAAATCATGTAGGGGGGTAGTAGTTTTAACACCAATTTTATCACTTACATTCATACGCGCCGTCTTAATAGTTTTAGAGACGTCCAAAATGATTTCTTGACCACTTTGCATAAAGAGATCAGCACCGATAGAGAAACTTTTTGTTGGGGCTGTATTCGCAATACCTATACGATCGACCACAATCTCATCAGCTTCAATCTCACTTGTAATAATACTTCGAACTGTGGTGAGAATATCCTGCTCTGTGGGATCAGCGTCCATATTCGACACGAAAATATGATCGAAACGAACAGTTCTACCCATCTATACATTAACTACCGAATAAAATTCCTGCTAAACCATCCTTGATTCTCAACACGTTATAATTTACGGCGTATACAAATAGTCCCTGGTTATCTGGTCTATTTAAACCCTTCTCTGCGCCTCTGATGGTTAACTTGGCGTTATCGAGCCGACTGAAATTACAAGAACCAGATGGATTATAGTCTGATGCGTTCATACAGAAGTGATAGGCGAAAAATCGAGTATACATTAATACCTGACTTTCAGCGATAAAATCAGACGTTCCGAATGATGATTTATAATAGTTTTGAACGGTATGGAAGTACATAGGACTCATCTGTTCGAGTAGAGGTATCCCGTTTATTTGTAATTCAGCACTCTTAAATGTAAAACGATCATTTGCGAAATCGTCACTATTTGCACCAAATCCAAAGAATAATGATTTAACTGGGTGATTAAAAGCGGATATATCACAGACATTTTCATTACTAGCCAATGTGTTATCTATCGTAGTTGTGAGAGGGAATTCTATCTTTTGAACTTGAGTAATCACAAAATCCAGTGATCGACTAACAAGTGATTCTCTCTCATCTCGATCTAGATATATATAGTTTCCATACATTTTAGCAGTCTTATCGTCGGCTCCTATAGTAGCTAAGTTTGCTTCATCAAAATTAATTCGTATTTCAACTTCATGATTTTGAAGTGCCACGAGAGGTAAAAATGCTTTATGATCACAGAAAAAGAAATGAAGTGGAACAAATGTAAAGTTGGATGTTGAAGTTTTGTTATTAAGTTCTTGTGTTTTATTCCAAGTGTCAGCTAAATAATTTGGCCATATGTCACCAAAGTAATCATATGGCTGTGAATCTATTTTTTGACCGCCTATAAAGAGATCTATCGTGGAATTGTAAAACAAGTTTGATGCGATATTCGCGTTAGAGTTTAGAGAACTCGATTCAAACCATAACCCATTAATAATATCACCTAAAACGGGAATTTTAATAGACGTATCTTTGGCTGAAATATTTTTAATGTATTTGGGTGCTTGAGAAAAGTTTGTATGTCTCGTAAACTTCATCCGGAAAAATGAATGTCCATCGTCACTAGTCAAGTAGACATCTTGTATTCCCTTGGATACCAATTGTATTAATGCACCCGACATTTAATAGATGTTCAGATTATAAAAACAGACACTTTCCCTGAGGGAAGTCACTCTTGTTTTCTTCCACAACCTTTCCGCGGATATTGAAACCACCTTGTCTGTATACCTTCATTCGCTTGTAATACATTGCTGTGAAGATCGACCAAGGGTCGTGTACGTCGTATATATGAGGATCATTCTTCTTCCCTTTGGTTTCTCTCATAATACGCCCAATACTTTGAGTGATGTCAGACTTGGGACTGGCTAAGATAACTGTATCGAGTGTTGGGATATCTAGACCCTCATGGGCTTGGCTGAATGTTGCGAAGATGATCTTCTTCTTTGAAGATTCCTGGAGAGCGGCTTCTTTCATACCACCCATATAGAGTCCTGAAGTTTTAGGAAAACATTGATGAAGAAATTCACAATGAAGACGGCGATCACTGAGAACTAAAAGTTGTCGAGTACCCGCCGATGCCTTTTTTACCAATTCTACGAGCATCTTGTTTCTTTGACGATCTTCAACTAGATGTGTAATCATATTTGGCATTGAAATCTTTCCGTTCCTCATAGAGGGTGGAGGGTTTCTATAATTCGGTGAATCGAAAGTCACTGAAAAAACCTCAACTTGTCCCTGATTCTTTCTCTCAACTGCAAAGAATGTTGGACCCATAAACCAATGAAGCACTTTAGTGAGACCATCCTTTCTTTCGGGTGTCGCTGAAAGTCCAAAGATGTGCTTGGGGCACATTTTAAATAAACTCTGACTAAATACTTTTGCACAAATATGATGCGCCTCATCTACTATGAGGGTTCCTATACTCTCAAAATCTGAAAATGAATATTCTTTGAGTGAAAGTGATTGGAGCATCGCGATTACAAAGTCACACTCAACTTCTTTCTTATCTTGTTGTACCACACCAATCGTGGCACCTGGACAAAACTGTTGAATTCTTTCTCGCCACTGATCTGCTAAGAACTGTTTATGTACGACAATCATGGTCCTGTAACCCAACTTACACGCTATGGCCAAGGATACCGTCGTCTTGCCATACCCACATGGTAAAGAAAGGACGCCATGCCCTGCTTTAATTGCTGCTCGAAGTGCGTCGTTTTGGTGGGTGGAATCCCTAAGCTGTCCGACAAACTTGGTGTTGATACGAGTGGGCTCAGGTCTCTTATCCTCCTCAGGTTCCCCAAGTTTAGCAGTTCCGTAGAATCTTGGAACGCAGACTCCATTCTTAGCTGGTCTGAAAACCTTGAAAGGTGGTGGAGGGAATCCGTAATCCCCATTGACTACAGGTCTTACCGTAAGTTCTTTTTTAATTTCTTGGATTGGACCCGTGTCAATAATGTATCCGGTTCTTGTGAGAACCGTCATACTCTATTTATTTAAAGATGTGAAACTTTATATAGATATAAAAATGCCCACTTTAGACGTTGAAGAGAATATTAACAAGCTTCGTGTGAACATTGAACAGATGACTCAAGAAGTGTTCAGGCTTCAGGGTATGCTCCAGACTTTTGAAGGATTCAAGAAGGGTGGTCTCAAGACAATTGAACTCCCCCAAGATCCCAATCAAGCCCCGGTGGAAGAGGAAGAACTTGAGAGTATCCAAGAGAAGCCCGAATAATTACCAACATTCCATACACCCTTGAAGTCCACCACAACTTCAACTTCATCACCCTTTATTAGAGACTGAATGGGACGTCCTTTGACTTCACACATCACTCTCCTATAACGGAACGGCACTTTGACTGTGAGCACTTTACCATCGAGGGGGTTGTCGATGTTTTGATTCACAAGGAGATGTGATTTATTTGTATGCATTCGTTCTATAATTTCCGAGACATTTGCAGGAATTATATAACGGATATACTTTTTACTATTAAATTCAAGCATAGGTTCGTACACCTGTGCTATGAACTTCATCTACGATATACTAAGACTAAAACTATAAGTATAAGTAACAAAACTGTATACAATAAAAACCGGGAAAGAGGTAAAGGTTTCAGTGGTTTTCGACTGCCGAAAATTTCATGACTCAAAGACCGAGATACTTCTATAGCTGCCTCTATGCTCGAATATGGTGTGTTTCGTGGCGACATCATACCACACATCGCAACCGTGGGACATTTTCCAAAGAATGGGAGCTGACCATAGAGACTGAGAACCCCAGAGGATTGTGAAAAGTCCCAACTTTTACCATTCCATTCCGCACCCCAACCAATCCGTATATCAATGGGTTCAGGTAAACCAAGTTGTTTGAGAACCTCTTGTTTTATCATATCTGGGTTAGAACTTAATACATTCTCTGTAAGGTTACATATAACACAAGATATTGTGTTAGTACCAAATAATACCTTAGGTTGTAAGTCCCATTCTGTAGTACTCACTATTTCCAAATCTGTTTTCAATATTGGTTTCCTATCATAATCTATAAGAACATTTATAGCGCCATACGTACTTCCCCTAAGTTTTTTCTCTGCGTCGGGACCCCAGTTATCACCCAAGAGTTTTAGAGCTGGACTATTATCTACACATAAAAACAACATACCATCATTTATAATTTCTCCATTACTAAGTTTGGCAGAATAGCCATCGCTGCGATACTCAATAGAAGTCATTTCAGCTCCAAAAACAAAATTAATTCCATTATTTAATAAACAATTTTCCATAGCGTCACACATCACTTTACCTGAGACCTTTTGTGTGTGCATAGTAGAAAGTGATGTATGATCTATATTTTTTACAAATTCATACGCAGACATAACATCCCAAGTAACACCATCCATTATTAAGGGTAAGTGTTCAATGTAGTTCTGTCCATTTTCACTGAGAGTTCCGACTGCATCTCTGAGAGATATTCCCTTGTATTTATCTGGGTGTGCAAATACACGAGAAAAGAGTGAAATTAGGGTTGTATAATCTCTGACACTGATAGATTTAAAGGCGGTGTGTAGATACTCCTTCTTATCCACTGGTTGAAATATATCATTCCATTTGATGTTCATCTCTGAAAATAAAGATTGCGTATTGACAAACGCTTCATCGAATACAATTCTATGTGCGTGAAGGTCCCTACTTTCCACATCCGGTTCCCACCATGATCCACCGGCAGATATTTTTCTATCGTAAATTGTTATGTCATTATTTCCTGCTCTGAGAAATTCCCAAGCTAAAGACATACCACTTGGACCCGCACCAATAATATGAATCTTCATTCTACTTGTAGTATATAAATTAAATGAAACCAGAACTTTTACGCTCCTCGGGAGTTTTTAATGCATAAAGGAATGTCACGAAAATCGCAGTAGATAAAATTGCGTATTCAATATCCCTTGATGATGTTAAAGTAATTAGAAATAGTGAGAATAGACGAAAGAACTTATTACCGAATAGAACTTTTAACCGCTGTGGGATCGTGACAGCATTACCCGAGAATAAACCTTGGTAAAGTACGATGAGTGAAAAAAATAACGAGGGGGGTTGAAGGAATTTTTCAATTGGGTTGGTGACTGATCCAAGCACGTTAGAAATCTTCATTTATATATGTTCAGAAATAAAACCTGGACAGAAAGTAGAATGTTATGTGTTGCTCAACATGTACCAATCAAACTTCCTAGTAGAAAGTTGAAAACATGGAAATTCGCGGGTAAGTTTCTATGGAAGAATGCCACTGTACAAAATAAAAAAGAACTTGGTCAATGGACAAAAGGTGAACTCCTCGATCTCGGACCAACATTTGTAAAATTGGGTCAAATCGCTTCGACGAGGGGGGACCTTTACCCTCCTGAATTTACAAAGGAACTGGAATCACTTCAAGATGACGTCCCCCCCGTGGAATTCGAGACCATTGTAGATTATACTATTTTTAAAGAATTTGACCCTGTACCATTTAAATCCGCGAGTATCGGTCAAGTCCACATGGCTGTACTCCATAACGGTCAAAAAGTTGTTGTAAAATTAAAACGCCCAGGAATTCTGGATATCATGAAGGAGGATACCGATAACATACGCGATATTGTACATTTTTTAGAGCGTATAGGTATTGACACGGGAAATAGTTCAGGGACGGTTCTCGATGAATCTATAGAGTACTTGTTAGGTGAGGCAGACTATACACAAGAAGTTGATAATGCCATCAAGTTTAGGAAAAGTATGAAAGATGTTGATTGGGTAAAGGTTCCGAAAGTGTATAAAAAGTATTCAAACGATGAAATGATCGTAATGGAATACGTCGCGTCAACGAAACTGACTGAGATTACAGATAAGAAGGTGAACAAGAAGAAGATATGTGAAGCCCTTATAAACGCGTATGTGATTCAAACTATGGATAATGGTCTCTTCCACGCTGACCCACACCCAGGTAACTTGGGATTTTCATCTAAAGGTAAACTTGTATTTTACGATTTCGGATTACTCGTACCCTTATCAGATGAACTACGAGATGGATTCACGAAACTTTTTGGTTTCATAATCGTGAGGGACACTGCGGGTATCGTAGATACACTGGTCAAATTGGGTGTGATTGTTCCAACATCTTCAGATGTTTCTGATATTGAACTCTTCTTTGAAACTATCTTGGGGTACTTGGAGACCCTCGATGGTTCTGGAATTGTGAATGATGATCTCGCCACACAACTCGCAGTGGAAAAGCCATTCGTCGTTCCCAGTAGCTTCGTGTACCTCGCCAAAGCCTTCTCCACGATTGAAGGTATTTGTCTCAAACTGGATCCAGATTTCAACTACTTCACCTATCTGGAACCTCTCATCCAACAACAAATCATAGAGTCTGTAGACATTGGGGATATATTCATGAAGACCGCAGAGATCCCTGGGACGATAGGTAAAATAAGTACAGCTGTGTCAGGTCTTCAAAAGTCTAGGGGGTCCATGAAAAGGTCGATGATCAAAACACAACAGGAAGTCAGGCTCGTCCAGTACAGCGTGGTGTGCGCTCTACTGGCTGAGAAGTTTGGGGATAATCCACCTTTGGCGATGTTTTTTGTTTTCTGTACGTTGTGGTTTACTTTTCGTAAAAGTCGATAGACTTCTTACCATTTTTCTTGGGTTTGTCGTCCTTCTTGATCAGTTTATTGTGCTCATCGAAGTATCCCTTCAAACGACGCTGTTCATCACGGAAAATATCAGTGACCTTCTCTTTGATCTTGTCCACGTCAGTGTCACGTTCCTTTTGGATCTTCTTACTTAACTTCTTGAACCCCTTGTTCTTCTTATCGGCAGCGAATACAGTGAGAGTGTTTGTAATGGCGAGCATTTATTATTAAGGAATATTTATTTTTTATACATTTTCATTCTGAATGCTGCGCGGGGTCGGCGCGACATTTCGCATTCAATGTAGCTGAGTCGTTTTTCATCATTATGTATGGTAGTTTTAGGTTCAATCACCTTAAAATACCCATATTTACGGGCTAAATCGGGGCGACGGTTCAGCTCAAAATTAAAGAGTGTTTGGGTTGTCATTATAGCAGACGCATTTGTAATCATAGGTACTTATTCTGATGATTTTATTTTTAAGCGCTTTAACTTTTCCTGAAACTCTCTTCTTTCACCCGGAGATTCAATTTCTTTCCCAGAGTTTATAGCTTCAATTTCAGGACCAGTCAACTGCATAGAATTTACACGAAAGTCCATGAATGCCTCCATTGTGATTGGGACCAAGGGCTTCACGAGGTTGAATATGGCCGTCGCGTAATCTCTAATCTCCTCTTGGGCATGAGCATCCATTCGGAGGTGAAGGTAGTGGAGGAGGTTATGAAGGTTAATTTTCCAATAAAATTCCGTATAGGTAGACTGTGGGAGGGTTCCCCTCGCCTGTTCCCGACAACACCCATTCTCCAAGAGCTCTTCATATACATCAAATGATTGACTCAGTTGTTGAGACACTTTGTCATCAAGATTATTCTTGAGTTCTACAACACCTTCAGACCCCTGGTGATTTACCTCAGATTGCCCGCGGTAGGTATCAGGTTCGTAGTACTCCTTGGGTACCACAGAGTACCTAGCAGATAGTTCATTCACACTTGCGGTGCGATGTCGAAGGTGTTGTCTAGCGATGTAGAGGGGCATTTTGATGTGAAACTTGAAGTCGACCATTTCAAAAGGGGTTGTGTGCCAATGGCGTAGGAGGTAACGAATGAGACCACGATCTCCACGAGAGGTTTTGGTACCATCACCGTAGGAAACTCTGGCGGATTGGACGATGGACGAATCCAGTTCTTTTTGAGGCATGTGATCCACGAGACGAACAAATCCATGATCCAATACTTTTTTCATTATAACAATCTATCCGTTATAATCTTTAATAATCACAACTATCATTGAATGGAACCTCACCACAAAAGTCATAAAGTTTATACAACTTCTCTTGTGTT